GTCAAATTCTCATAACCTTCCACTCCAGCACTTGCCAGGATAGCAGAACCGATATTACCGTAACCTACATAATCACTGACAAAAGCAATGTCTGCAAGGTAAGCTGTAAGAGCCTCCTCAACATTGGCCTGTCTTGTCACATCATCAACTGCAGGGTCCTTGACCACAGTTACAACTACATCAATGGTCAGCGTGTCCGCACTCTCCACAGTGCAGTAAGCACCAATAGGAGCCTGACCTTCTCCAAGTCCTGCGCTTGAGGGGTCAATATAATCCTGAACCAAATCAACAAGACCAGCACCTGCGGGTTGCTTGTTTGCATCAATGATTCTGACCTTGACCGTGTTGTCTCCATTCCATAAAGGGTAGGCTTTAGCATTCCCAACTCCTGGTACTTCCTTAGCCCAATTAATATAGTGAGCCTTATTACCGCTTGTTGCTGGGGTCCTTCTTCTCTCATAATATCTGGTAAGTAAAGCTGAGTCTGATTCGGCTTCAAAACCATCCTCAGTAGGCTCGTTATTTATTACAGCGGTTATACCAGCAATAGTAATTGGCATAAGAGTTATTTGTTCAGCTGGCACATTACCCATAGCCCCGGCAACAACAGCTTGTATTTTGACTGTTCCTGATGTTGTTATTACGATTGTTTCAGTTGCTACGAATTGTATCCCGCTTTCTGTCTCAAATAGATCTCCTATACTGACGGTACCATTGCCAGTAACAGTAACTTCGCCGATAGAGTAAGTTGCAGGAAGCCTAACTATGCCAGTCCTTTGTCTTATAAATGTTTCCAGTTCGTCACCTTTGAGGTTTTCAATGTCTAACTTGTCGGCTACGCCCTCAATGTCTGTGTAGGTATTTTCAAGTTCTTTTGCTACTGGAGCGACAGAGTCATAGATAAAAGAACCTTCTCTTTTATCATACTTATTAGGAATCCTCCCAAGCATATCAGAAACAATTTCAGTAAATGTCTTCATATGTTCACCTCCGCCTGCCCATAAATAGTTGAAGCGCTGAAAGAAGCAGCAAGCTCAGAACCATCAAAGTTAACTGCCACATCGCCAATTTCTTGGATAGCTTCATTAGTAAGCAAGGCTTCTCTTATCATCCTTGTTATTTCAGCTTGTACAAAATCTCTATCAAAAACGCTGCCAATCAAATTATGATGGCCTGACCCATAACTGCTATATATCTCAAGATTTTTGCGNGTCCTTAATATTTTTTCTATCCAAGTNTTNACATAATCAAGGCCTGANTTCTCTTGGATCTTTCCGTCAACTAAAANAAAGTCACCATTTNTAAAGTCAAAAGCAANTGATGAGTGTACTGTATCTGTTGCTACAATTTCTTCCGTTGCAAATTCAAGCTTCGCNATTTTTGGCAGCATATTATCCCACCTTGTCTATTACATAAAATATTTTGAAATCTATATCGGGCACCATTATGACCTTATCGCCTACTTTTAGAGGATTTATAACTTGCAACTGCCTTGTTATAACACTTGTATAAGCATCATCTGTATACTCAAGTGTAAATCCTGTCTTTAAGAGATTAGATACAATCAAACTCTTGCCCTCTAAAATTATATTCTCGCCCCACTTTACTTTTAGTGGCGAAGCAGATATTACCTCACCAGTGGTGATGTTTACAAAGAATTTATTGTCTCTATCCTTAAACATTTGGGCTAATTTATCTATGCTTGAGCTCATGATATATCCTCCGGCAACGTCAACACCAAATCCATGACATGATAAGTGTTGGTTATTGTATGGCTGCAGTTAGTGATCATATATCTCCCCTGCATGCCAGTGATCGGCTCAACAACATTGAATATTCTGCCAGCCTTGAATTTAACATCCCCCATTAAAGTGATCTTATTTGTCTCGTGTATCTTATTGAGTCTTTGAAGCAGAATCTTTGCAACTTGTCGCGCTTTAGCTACATCCTCTTCGTCAATCTTAAAAGTCTGCTCCAATAGTCCATACTGGGATCCGGAAGTCGTATCTTGTGACAATGCCACAGTATCGTAGTTATCATTCTTGCTTAGTATGATCTTTATCTGGTTTCTCATATCCTCGATTGATCTTGTTCTTTCAGCATTTAGCGGATTGTTTAACACATTGGCAGCTGCTATGTTGCTTGCCAGCTTGAATGTTCCGATAACCTCCATATTAACCATTGGTTCAATGTATATCTTGCCCTGCCTTAGTTCGGTATACATCTTTTGACCTGTCTGCCCTTCGTGTGTTCTTATCAACTCGGTTATTATTGCAGCTGGAGTCTTTTGGATAAACACACTCGATACGATTGCAGGCATCGGCGCAATTGACCCAATAGGAAGACCGAAGTCGTTCAGTATTTTTGTTATTGCTTGTGTAACACTAACCCCGTTAAACTGGTATACGCTTGTCGATTTACCTAGATACCAGCCGTAATCATAAGCGGTGTAATTTATGACGTCTCTGCCAGATCTCTTTTCTGTAACTACAATACCTCTGTTGATTTCCTGATTGTCATAAAATACAACGACTAAATCGCCTATATTGACCGGATTGATGGGGATGTATTTAGCATCCCCCCAGATGATGCCAAACTCTATAACTGACTTAAGTGATAAGTCACTATCCCAACTTATTTTGTCTACCAGTGGAGTTATGTCTACAATACTGGAGCCATTATTTTTGACTAGCTTGACTGTAAACATTAAACCACCTCCACAAAGATAAACTCTTTTAGATCGAGTGTATATTTGATATCACCCGATTTATCCTCGCTGTACGTGAAGGAGTCTATTGTAACCGGCATATTTACGACCGGCTTACCGCTTTTTGTAATGATAAATCTGATAGGTACTCTTCTCTGCCTCCATCTTTTGATGGTTTCAACGTACTCCATCCCCCACATTGACCTGTTTAATAGGAATGGATAGTCTTTTGACGGGAAGAAAGACTCGATTGAAGTTGTGGCCAGTTTCTTATTCTGAATTATATTCATGGGTTGCCGTAATCCTGCGACTTCCTGATTCTCCCACTCTTCAGATATCTCGTATTCTTCCGGAGTAACTGGCAGTAGGATTACTTCCTCGTTGTTATTGATCGATATATAGATCTTAACCATAAACCACCCTCTCCAGTCTTGGAAGAAGTTTGTCGGCTATCTCTTCACCTGTCAGATCTCTGCTCGATGTTTTAAGCGCTGCAGTATTCGAAGCAACAGCATCCGTATTGTCAAGCATTGTATCAGTTAAAGCAGACAGTGCCTTGGTATTGTTCTCGATGTCTTTTTGTTGCTTCTTGGCTCTTGCTTCTTCAAGTGCAGATATAGTGTCATCAGAGAACCTCTTAAATTCAATCTCTTTTATATAATTCTGCTTTGAGTAAGTTGGTGCAACTGTATCTATCTTAGCTGCGCTAAGGTTTACTTTTATTTCCTCTTTCCCAATAGCTCTTAATACTGCGTTGATGGGCTCAGCCCATTCCTGGATTTTCCTTTCGGCCATTGTTACAACTATATTCCACATATTCTGGAAAAAGTAGATAACACTATCCTTGAAATAAGCCACACCACTCAAAAATGAATTAAGACCGCCTATCATCCTATTGATGCCACCTTCGGTATATTCGGCAATCGCATTCCAAGTTGTCATAAACTTTAGTTTTAGCAAGTCCTTGTGTTTTCTAACCAAAACAACTGCTCCTATCAATGCCATTAACCCGCCAATTACAAATCCTACGGGATTAGCCATCATAGCTGCATTAAGGCTAAATTGAGCAATAGCTGCCCTCATTGCGTATATTTTATAAGCTGCAATGCCTGCAGCTGCAAGCCCTATTAAGGGCATGAAGTCTTTAACTGTAGCAGTTAAAATCCCGAATGTTTCAACAAGGCTATCGACTCCGCCATTGTCTGCCCATTTTGCAATTGCATCAGTAACTGATTTAACACTGGCTTCTATGGCTGGCAAGTATTGCATAAATGCAGATGCAAATGACGACTTTAGTTTTACAACTACCGCACCTATCTCATCCTGGAACCCG